CTTCTCGTCGAAATTTCGGTTACGACCGCGAATACTTTCCGAGATACCTCTTTTTCGTCGATTAGCTCACCGGTAAAATCGTCGTAAACTTTTTCGAGATAAATAACGTTTATAGGACGCTGCCTCTGCGTGTAAATTTCGTCTTGGGCCGAGCGCATAAAGTCGATGTCGCTTTCGTTCAGCATTCCGTCATAACCACCTTTCGTCGAGAATGTACGTAATGTAAGACGTGCAATTCGGGTGAGGCATCCAAATTTCGGTATCGGTCGGTTTATATACGCCGGCACCTTGTCCGTAAGGATTCGCGTGAGCAAGCGCATAGCAAGCGTGTTTCCGGTGATTTTTATGTCCGCAAGTGCCATCGTGAAACTGAACCCACTTTACGACGTCAGATTCCTGCGCATTATAGGACGTTGCTGCCCGATGTGCCGTTACGCCTTCCGTACGGGCAAGCCGCCTAATCTTCCACGTTTCGTTATCGTAGACTTTCCGAATCTGTGGAATCATGGCGTTAATGCCTTCGCCTTTAATAATGTTCGATCGGATTACCGTCGCCATTTCGTCGCGTATTTCGCCCGACAAGCCCCATATACGGTCAGACAGGACGAGTCCATCTTCGCCGTGCCGCTTGATTACGTACTTAACGACATATTCGTTTATTCGGTCGAAATTGGCCGCAGTCATTGATATGCCGAGCGCCTTCGAAACCTTGCCCGTAGTCCACTCGCTCGTTTCTTCGATAATAGTATCGAGGGCTACCGTGCCGTGCTTTCGTAATGACGCTTCGATTTCGTCCAGTTCTCGTAGGATTCTCGCTATCCGCTGCCTCTTTATCACGCCGTCCGAATCGGCGTAATCCGCTAATAACTCCGCCAACTCTCCGCGCACTCGCCCGATTTCACGGATTGCATACGCCTGTTGTTTTTTATTTAGTGCGCCGTAATCGCGTTCCATTCGTTTGAATATCGCGTCGAGTTCCGCCTGTGTCGTTAGTATCTTCGTACTCATTTGT